ATTACAAATACCTATATATAAGTAGGGATGTATGAAAAGCCTGATGTCACTCTGGACATCTCTAGCGAGCGAGCTCGCTAGTCTGTGTTGTACCAGCACCAACCGCGACTGCAAAACAGTCGAGGCACGGTTGAAACATGAGGGGTTGTCGTTTCTGACGATAACCCTACCTGCGTTTGGTAAAGACTTCCAAAAAAGTCTGGACCAAGGGCGCGTGACTCACGATCTCTTCCAGGGTTTTTCCTGGAGGACAGGTCTCCCCGAATTTCTTCGAGGTTTCCTTGAGTCTGTGTTTCATCCGATTAGTGGTACCGTTAGGCATGACCCGTCAATTGACGCTATCTATGCTATTCAACAACTAACGTCGTTGTTTAGCAAGATTGATCTCCCGTGCACTGAAGCACGTCGAGATAAGGCAATTGACAGTTATGTCACAATTGAGGAGGAGCTGAAAAGCAGAGACGCTTTCCATCCGAACTTTAAACAGTTCAAACGGATCAAGACGCTGCTTTTTAGCCAAGTTCTTACCGAAGTAGACCATTTGGTCTATTGCGGTGAGACAGTTCCTCGGCATGGTCCCGGAAATACAGCCGAAAGGCTGACTTCCAATCAGAAATATAACCACATTACGTGGAGCGATCGTTTGGAGGAGTATTTTCCAGCAATGGAAAATATCCTACCGAACTTTTCGTTTATTAATGATAAAAGGATCATGCATCTCACCCCGGAACAAGAACTACCTGTTAGGGTAATTACTGTTCCTAAAACGATGAAAACACCGAGAATTATCGCTATTGAGCCTGCCATGATGCAATTTGTGCAACAAGGCATCCTCGAGGCGCTAGTTCCCAGACTAGAACGGAAGTACATTCGTAAGAATGTTATTAATCCGTGCTGGTCGATGATCGGTTTCTCGGACCAAGTCCCTAACCAGGACATGGCTCGACAAGGGTCCCTAGATGGTTCCCTTGCTACACTCGATATGAGTGAGGCTTCCGATCGCGTTTCCAATCAGCATGTACGATCCCTACTCGCGGAACACGTCCACCTTGCGGCGGGCGTTGAAGCGTGTAGGTCTCGAAAGGCTGACGTACCTGGTCATGGCGTTATACGTCTGTCCAAGTTCGCGTCTATGGGTTCTGCTCTCTGTTTCCCAATGGAGGCAATGGTCTTCTTGACCATTGTCTTTATGGGAATAGAGAAGCATAACGGTACCCCCTTGTCAAGGGAAGATATTCAATCTTACCATGGCAAGGTGCGTGTCTACGGGGACGATATTATCGTTCCTGTAGAGTATGTACATACCGTCATTGAATTGCTTGAAGATTTTGGTCTTAAAGTTAATTCAACCAAGTCTTTCTGGACTGGAAGGTTCAGAGAGTCTTGTGGGAAGGAATACTATGCGGGTCAGGACGTAAGTCCAATTAAGTTCCGCAGAGCATTTCCTACCCGACGGCAGGACGCCCAGGAGATTATTTCTCTAGTGGCCTTCCGGAATCTCCTCTATATGAGGGGACTATGGTCGACCGCTAGCTGGCTTGACAAGAAGATAGAAGGAATCATTCCTTTCTATCCTAAGGTCAATCCGGGATCTCCTGGCTTGGGCGCCTATACCTTCTTGCCTGTCCAAGGCGAGAAGTATTCCCGAACACTACATTGCCCTTTGGTTA